GAAATCGAAGTATAAAGTAAGTTCATCCATAGAAGGGACTCGGTCAAACAAGTCCCCTCCAATGATGTGTAAACTTATATCATGTTTCTCTATAGCTTCCTGTACTTGTTCGAAGAATAACTGATACCTGGAACAAGCCCAAGGTATAGGTACATTCTTTTGTCCAAGTTTTATATGCCAGTCTGCTGTAAATAAAATCATCCTACGAAGTTTTCTCCTGGTTGCCATTCACAACCTGTTAGTCCACCTGCTTTTAGTGCTTGTAAAGTTCTAAGAACTTCATTTGCATTTCTGCCTGTGTCTAGAGCATTTACAGATACATGCTGTATTACATTACCGCCATCGACAATATAAGTTGCTCTATAACAAACTCCTTCGATTTTATTAACTATATCTAGTTCTTCCGAAAGAGAAAGTCCACAATCAGCTACAAGTGAATGTTTTATATCTTGGATAAGTTCATTATCTTTTTTCCAAGCAAGTTTACAAAATTCGTTGTCGCCACTAAATCCGCAAACACTTGCTTCAGATACTAACATATCCATACCTGCTATTTCTGTGGGGCAGATAAAAGTGAAGTCTTTTGGGTAAAAGTAAAATACTTTCCACCCTGCAAAATCACTTAATGTTACTGTTCCCATGTTATTTTCGCAGTCAACACCCTGTAACTCAAAGTAAGGAAATTCTTCGCCTACTCCAATCATGATACATCAAACTCCTCTGAAACTTCCTGAGAAGGTTCATCTGCTTGGTTGTTTACTCTTCTTAATAACTCTAACTGTGCGTCAGCTGTAGGTCTTGGTAGAACATCGTCCATAGACTTTAGATTTGCAACTAAGTCTTTTTCCCAATCTTCTAGTTCTCTTGGTTTGCACTTAAGAACTTGTAAATACCTGTGGACCTGTCTTCTTTCTCTTGAAATGAATGTCATATCCTGTAACAGGGTCTGTTGGGTCACCTAACTCTTCCATAGCTACAATCATTTGGTCAAACAATTTTCTCTTTAGATTAAGAACTTTTACTTGTTTGTCAGCGTAGTCTATGCACTGGACGGCATAAGACCATCCACATTTTAAGTCAGGGTAAAAGTCACGAACATGGTCATGTTCTTTGTTGTTAAAGGTTTCAGAGTTTCTGTCAAAAGATAGACACTCCATAGGAATATTCTTGTTATTCTCTCCTTTAATCCAATAGACATATCTAGGTAATAAGTCACCCACCATTCTTAAGTGGTGGTCTTCTTTACCTGCATAGTTATAAGTTTCGATTTTTTCTTTTTGGGCTGAGCCCTTGGTTTGGTTGAATCCAATTGCCATTTTTATTTTTCTCCTATTGTCTCCTCGAATAAAAAATGAATCCTACCTTCTTTTATTTCGAGCAGTCTGTTTGCTTTTATTATTTCTTCTGAAATTGGACATTCCAGAAGTCCTAGTGTGGTGTCTTTACTATTAACATAGTCGTGATAGTTACGGAACGATGCGACACCTGCATACTCCGCCACCTCTTTATCACTATATGACCGACCTATCTCCATCAAATCTTTAGGATTCGTGAGAAATGATTTGCCACCAAAACGATACTTATAAAATTTAAAAGTCTTATCGTAATAGTTTTTCGGTTGGATTTTGTATGTAATAATTCTAAGGATAGTGATTATATCACCAACATTTCCTTTGCTTATTTTTACAATTTTATCCCAGTTATATAGTAACATATATTATATCAAAATTTTGAGTTCTTGTCAAGACTTATTTTTCAGAGCTCTTTTCCTCCTTATTCTTTAGGATTTTTTCTGCATGTTCGGGAGCAAGTGTAGCATGAACGCCATGATGTGCCATGTCTATCATCCTACCTTCAAAAATATAACTTCCACAATGCATAAGCTCTATCATAGGTAATGCCCATATTTCAATGCCTATCTTTCTGCAATACTCTGAGAACATATAATCTTCGCTTAGATATCTGTTCTGGTCGTTAATTATACAGTCAAAGAAAGCATGTATGGTTTCATTCTGTTTAAAATCTCCTTCACGAATATGGTCAGGAGTATATTCTAACTCAGGATATGCTTTTGCATAGTCTTCAAAGACCTCTCTTTCAATTAACATAAATCCTGTAGCACCCTCTTTGATTTTTACTGGCTCAAATACTGGCGCTTTGCCATCAGGGTATGCATCAGGTAATGGATTAAATACCATATCACCTGCTACTTTACTTAATAATGAAGGATTATCTTCTATATACTGATGTCCTTGTTTTGCTACATGAAGAACTTTCTCCCAAGCAATAGTTTTCTTTGGATATAAACCACATAATAATCTTATGTCTTCTCTAGTCGCCATGATATGCGCCATATACATTAAATCCATCGCTCTCCAACTAATGTCACTATCTATAAACATTAAATGAGTAGCATCAGATTTAAGGAAATTTGCAACAGTATAGTTTCTTGCTCTAGTAATCAATGATTCATTAAATAAATAATAAATTTGTGAATGAATACCATTGTTCAAAAACACAGCCGTAGTGTCCATAAGAGATTTAGTGTATAATCCATTACACATACCGCCATACATTGGAGTCCCAATCATTATGTTCATCTTTTGCATTTCAGGTATATTTAATTCAATTTTCATTTGTTGTTGTGTCATAATACATTTACCTCGTATCCTTGTTTTATATAATAGCCCATTCTAGCACTTGCTTGTCGGGCTGCTGTTTTACCTTTTAGATTAAAGTCAACCACTACTGGTTGCTTCTTTCCATCTACTTTTCTTATTATCCTACCAATAAGCTGTGTAAGTAAAGGGTCGTTATTTACTGGTGTTCCTAGCACTAAACAACTAAGCTCATTGATAGATATACCTTCCGAAAAAATTGACTGTGTTCCAAATAAAATTTGTTTTTCATTTTTTATCTTTTGCATAGTTCTTTCTCTTTCCGCAAAATCCATATCCCCTGTTATTGATACTGCTTTATCGCCTACTAAAGCAGCACAACTTTTTAGAAACTTTACTCTATCTGATACAACTAAAACTTTATGTCCTTCTGCTGCGTAGCGAGCTGCAGTTGCTGCAACTCCATGTACATACTCTGCATCCATCGTTAAGTGATTTATGCGTTCTGCCCACGGAGTATAACTACCATCTAAAAATCGAATCTCTGTCTTGAGAATATCAATCTTTGGAACTAGATAGTTTTCTTTTGGCGGTTTCATTACATTGTCTCCGAAATAATCACGAAAAACAACATGTCTGCCGTCCTTTCTTTCAAGTGTTCCTGTAAGTCCTATCTTATAACGACACGGCATTTCATCTACAATCCTGGTAAAAGTTGGACTGCTAACGTGATGCATTTCGTCGAGTATAAGAGTCCCAAACTCCTTTTTTATATCGTCCATTCGACGGTATAAAGTCTGAATATTCCCGCAGACGATAGGAGCATCTATATTAAACATTCCACTACCTATTCTCCCTGCTGTATATCCAAAGCATTTTTTCACCTCTTTTTCCCACTGATTTCGTAGGTTAGTCGTGTGAGTAACTACTAATGTTTTTTGACCTAGCTTTCCTGCGATTGCTAAACCTGTAAATGTCTTTCCCCAACTTACCCATGCGTTAATTATACTATTGTCTTCGACTTCATCATAAACCATCTTTTGGCTTGGTCGTAAATCAAACTTAAATTCTGGATGTTCGATTTCATTTACCACTCGTTTATCTACTACTTCGTAATCGGATGGGATTAAATCTTCTCTTCCCATTGGTAAAGAAACTAAACCCTCTCTAACATATCGAAATGTTTTGAATACGATAGGTGGGTCACTAGGTATTCGTGGAGCAATCGTATAAGTAAGTTCTCTTTCTAATTCGTTAGTTTGTTCTTTATTAACGGATAAATATATTCTATTGCTTAGTACTGCTTTCACTAATCAATCTCCTTAATCCTGAACTAGAAAAAGAATGTTGTCTATTAGTATAAAATATTTCATGCAATCCTTTTCCTGTAAAATGTTTAGTTGCCCAATCTTCTCCTATAAATCTTAAATGTATTTCTGTTGATTCAAGTAAATCTATAAGACTTTGTTCTGTATCATAAGGAATAATTTCATCTATATACTTTACTGCCTGTAATTGAACAAATCTTTCGTATACAGTTTGAACTGGTTGATTCTTTTCCTGCCTATCAATACTAGGGTCAGTTTGTAATCCAACTATAAGATAGTCACAATTTTCTTTTGCTTCCTTGAACATTACGATATGTCCTGCATGTAATAAATCAAATGCTCCACAAGTAAATCCTTTTATCATGTTAACTCCCTCATGTATTCCCAGTCTGCTATTCTCCATTGATTCTGTATTCTTGGGTGATTATTGTCCCACGGACTACTCCATCCTGTCTTTTTCTTTCTGCTTTTTACATGGTCGGGCAACATATCTCCCATAACTTCTCTAAGTAAATATTTATATGTTCCTGTATCCCAACCAAATTTTTGTTTAAATTTTGTCATTCCATCAAACTCATAGCAATATCGTACAAAAAATTGACCTAAATATACTGGTCTTGATTCCATACCAAACATTCCACAAGTTTGGTCTGTTGCAAGTATGTTTTGTTCAGAAGTTATCAGTAAGTCTGATATTAGCATATTATTCCACTTATCATCTGAAAATTTTATATTTGGAAACCACTTTTCTTTTTTATAATAATCTAGTTTATGTTCACAATATCCTTCTAACCAATACTTATGATGATGTAAATATCCAGAAAATAATTCATCTGCACTATCTCCTGTCAGTATTACTTTGCAACCATCTTTTGCTGCTTCTCTAGCTAAAAAGTATCTTGGTACTCGTCTATTTCTACT